CAGGTGTTGGAAGATATCTTCAAACAGGAATAGAGTTTGCCGCACCAGGCGTGACTGGTAAAACCAAAGCTGCTCGAAGATTTGGCGGCGCTTTGGGTCTGGGTGGTGGCGCATTATATGAAACAGTAGAAGAAGCTACTAAAGACCCCTTGGCAGCAACGGCAGTTACTTTACCAACAATGCTAACAGCAGGTTTATTGGCTGGCCCATCAAAAGCAGCTAAATTAGCCGAAAGATCATTAAAAGGTGTTTCAGAAAAAGAAATAGCAGATGCAATAGGATTAGAAAATGCAGCAAAATTAGCTGGTGTTAAGTTATTACCTGGGGAAACATTAGATAACAAAATGATCGCATCGTTGACAGAAGATGTAATGAAATCAGACATGGGATCTGCATATATATATGAAGCAATAAAAAATAGACCAAAAGAAGTTGAAACTTTAATTAATAAACAAGCAAACAAGATTGCTGATTTGCCAGAAAGCCAAAGAGCTGTGTTTAAAATGATTAGTGATACTGCCAAAACAAGCATTAAAACAGCAAGAAAAACAAGAACCAATAAAGCTCAAGAGGCTGGTTATAAAGTTGCGGACACAGAAACTTTGCCGCCAGAAACAATATTAGATATCATTGATGGGATTGATTCTATTCCCGTTCCTCCAAATAGTCCAAGTGCGCGTAAATTACAAGGTATAAAAAAACAACTAACCAAAGAAGTAATTAGAGACGAAAAAACAAAAGAAATTATAGAGATTATTCCAGAAACAAATATTAATAATTTAAGCTCAACCTACAAACAATTTAAAGCTGATATTGATGCCTCAAATAAAGAACTGGTTACTGGTGGAGAAAGATTTATTGTTCAAGACCTAAGACCAAAACTTTACAATGCAGATGAAACTGGTGCATTAGATTTATTAGGCTCTGCATTAAATTCTAATCCAGCATATAAGGCTGGTAATGACAAATTTGCTGAACTTACAAATAGTTTGGTTAAGGTTGTAGAAGAAAATTTATTGACCTTATCTAAAAAAAATATAGATTTGCCCAAAATAGAAAAATTTATTTTTGATCAAAAAGCAGCAAACAAAAAAGATATAAACGATACTTTGTCGCTTCTAAATAAAACAAATCCACAAGCTACCATAGAAATAGCTAATGCTTATTTCAGAAATGCTATTAACGATTCTATTGGCATAAATAGAAAAGGCCCAGAATTTACTCAAGGATTTAATTTTGTTGAAGCTGTAATTGGAAAAAAAGGCAAAAAAAGAGAAAACTTTTTAGCAGTAATTGACAATGTAGCGGATGCTCAAAAAGTTAGTAGAAAAGATTTAAAAGTTGGTTTTGAAAATATGTTAAATATACTAGAAAGAACCTCCAGAATATCTAACATAAATAAACCTGGTTTTGATGTTCAAGGAATAGCAAAGCAAACTCTTGCAAAAGATTTAGCTATGGCAAAAACATTTAATCCTCTTGTAAGACTTTCAACAAAATATAGCGAACTAAGGGCTGATAGGGCGTTAGATAATTTGGGAAGAGTTTTAGCAAATCCAAATTCTACAAAATTATTAGTTGAGCTTGGCAGAACAAACCCTACATCAAAAGCCGCTATAAGAAAAACATTGCAAATTATAGATACTGTTTCTCCTTTGGTGGAAAGACAGCAACCCACAGAACAACCACAGGTGGCAATACCCGCCCAATAACCCATGCCCCTTGCAACAGAACGAGTTGGTCGTTTTGGTGAATATCTCACAGCAGCAATCCTCTCTCAAGTTTGTGACACAGTAACCATCGTTCCACACAACGCATCCGCAGACATCATCTTTGAACACAACCTAAAGCTGTATAAATGCCAGGTCAAAACCCAATCTAAGATAGAAGAACATAGAGGCAACTGGCGGTTTGATATGCGCAAAGGTCAAAGAGTTGCACACAGAAAATACAAAGATAATGAGATAGATTTATTTGCTTTTGTTTCTATAACTCACAGGAATGTGGTTTTTTCTAAACCTTTAGACCAAGCTCAACTAACCATCAACGATGAACACATGAAGAACAATGATGCTATCAAAAACATCAAAGATATATTGAAAGATCTTAGTTAGAGATTCTCAATATCAAATACAACTTTTTGATCCTTGTAATGCTTAACGGAGTTAATTCCTACTTGTAGGAAATACTCCGCTAATGCTTGAGGATCTTTGTTTTTCAATCCAGCTACATCTATCAAAGAACGCGCAACATATCTGTTTACATAAACAGGCGTATTGTTGTTCCTCTCATTTAGAACTGGATCTTCAAAATCAAACAAGTTCATTGTTTTACTCCTAGACCTTTACCTCTTTAGTATATGGGCCTATTTTATTACCCTCTCCGTCTACACCATGTACAAGTTGTAGTTCAAGGTCAATGTAATGCTTGGCTTTAAGTAAGTCTTCAACCTTATTAACCTTATCTCTGGTAATAAGTTTCAACACATTACCCATCGACCATGACAAACCATTTGCGTAAATATACTCAATGGGTTGTATGCCATTGCCTTTATAATGTTGTCCACCTACCTGGTTATTGATCGCAAGCATATCAATTGCTTGATCCCATTCCTCTGGTGTTGCATCATCTATACTCATATTCTTCTCCTTTTTTATAAATATATTTGCATATCATATAACTTTAGTGTAAATTTAACAACATTCAAATACAAAAAGGGAGTATTAGGAAATGACAGACACCGATAGAGTCTTTATAGACACTAAGCAACTAGCTAAAAGGTGGGGCAAAAATCCACACGCGCTATCAAATTTAAGGCGTAAAGGCGGAGGCCCTAACTATTATAAGATTGGCGGTAAAATTCTTTATGATCTAGCAGAGATCAAGCAATTAGAAGAAAGCTCATACGTTTCCAATGGCTCACGCAACTCTTAGTCCATCAGCTTTCACGCGCTGGAAGGAATGTCCTGCATCACCCATGATGATTAAACAGTATGGCGAATACTCTGTGGGCATACCTGCGGCTACTGGTACTTTGGTTCACGAAATGTGCGAGATGCTTTTAAAGGGCAGATTAAATGATATGAGCCTTGAAGACTATTGGTTGGGCAAGGTTCAAAAGGTAGAAGACTTTGAAATAGAAGTTGACCAAGACATGATTGATTGCGCGAATGTATATGTAAATTATATTCAAGAGCGTGCGCAGGCGCTGGGGGGAAAGCTATTAATAGAAGAGCGCGTGTTTATGGATGAGATATCTCCAGATGTTTGGGGTACAGCAGATGCCATTATTATAGGCGAAAAAGCCTTAGAGATTGTTGACCTTAAATCTGGTAAATGGGCAGTTGATGCACATGACAACGGACAGTTAAAAATTTATGCACTTGGTGCATTATCAAGATATAGCTCTCGTTATAAAGATGAGGACATAGAAGTTATTATGACCATCGTTCAACCAAGAGGTTGGCATAAAGATGGCATTATCCGATCAAGCTCCACTACGGCTACTAATTTAGTCAACTGGGGATTTGAAGTTTTGAAACCAGCAGCCGAGGCTTGTTTTGAAGAGAACCCACAATTTAATCCAAGCAAAGAAACTTGTAAGTTTTGTAATGCGAAAGATCATTGTGATGCATATAAAAATACTTTAGGAGAGAAAAATGACTGAAGAAAAAAATGAACTAACCTTTACCTTTGATGAAGATGGTAAAGAATACAAAGTAGAAGACTTATCAGATGAAAATAAGATTCTATATAACAAAGTCACACTTGTTAATAAACAAAGACTAGATGTGATTGCTAACGCTAACTTTGAAGTTGAGAAGTTAGAGATACTTGGAAGACATTACAGCAATGCTTTGAAAGAAGCTGTTGAAGGTGATGATTCTAAAGTTGAGGTGGTTGAATGAGTCTAGCCGCAATTCAAAAGAAAGGTAAGATCAAGCCACCACGCATAGTTATCTATGGCCCAGGTGGTATTGGTAAAACATCATTTGCCGCAAGCATGGATAAATGTGTAATCGTGCAATCTGAGGATGGTATCGGAAAGATTGAGTGCGATCACTTTCCAGTAGCAAAGACTTACGAAGAGTTTATGGGTAATCTTGATTCCTTGTTAACTGAGCCACATGAATTTAAAGTTTGCGCTATAGATTCTTTGGACTGGCTTGAGACTTTGTTGTGGGATCATGTATGCCAAAAAAATGGATGGGCGGATATTTCTAGCCCCGCCTATGGTCGTGGATATTCGACTGCATTAGAAGAGTGGAGACAATATCTCAATGTTCTGAACAGACTCAGAGATGAAAAATCTATGACTGTGATACAGATTGCACACAATCAGATTCGCAGATATGAAGACCCATCTAATGAGCCGCTAGATCGCCATGAAATAAAGACTCACAAAAAGGCCGCTGAGTTGATTATTGAACACAGTGATGCAGTCTTTTTTGCCAACTATAAAGTTGGAACTGTACAAGTCAAAGGCAAAATGGGTATGACTACCAAAACCATTGCTGGAGACAGAACAATTTTCACGGAGCAATCCCCAGGCTACTTAGCCAAGAACAGATATGGGTTGCCGAAGGAAATGCCTTTCGATTGGGCAACCATAAGAGAGGAAATGTTGAAATGAGCCGATTAGGAGAAGTTGCTAGAGTAAAGAGAACCTTAAAACTGTTTGATATGATCTTGAATAAACATATAGATTCTAT